CGCACATCACGGCGAGGCACAATATCCCCGTAAAAAGGTGAACTCGTATAAAGAGGGTCGAACGCACGATCCTCATTATTCACCGTCACCGACAACGTGCCAGCATTGAACCTGTCCAGGTCACGGTTCTTACCCCGCGACAACGACAACCCCGTCACCCTCGAGGTGATGTCAGTGAATGAAATTCCACCGATAGTGAACTCTGTGTTGCCGATAACACCCGCCACCGCATCATCCAACGTGAACGCTTTAGACAGCCCCAGCTCAACCGTTACCGACACGGGTTACGCCTTCGCAAACACTGGGCCAGAAGTACGCTCATACCGTTTGATCGCGTTGACAATCTGCTCCCCAACCTGAGCCCCATTAGTTCCCATGCCTGCCGTCACATTGATTGTGATGTTCGTGCCACCACCACCAAGCCGGTCATTCGGCACAATGTTCCCGCCACGACCCGGCATGAAAACCTCCGGCCCCTGCTCACCAACTAGGTACGGCATACCACCCGTCACACGCCCACCCTGAGCCCGCTCACCAAAGTTAGGCAAACTCACCCCGGCAGGAGTTTTCCTAGACAGTTGGTCAAAAAACTGTTTAGCCCGCTCATAAGCTCCCCTGAACGCATCCGCAATCCGGCCCAAACCGTCAGACAAAGCACCAAGACCCGGAATCAAGTTTTCTGAGCTAATACCCAAGTTTTCCAAACTCTCAGTGGTAGCCACAGTGACAAAGTTCCAATCCGTGAACATTCCAGCCACCCCACCAATCACATCCCCTAAGAAGGTGACAAAACTAATCAGGGGCGGCAACAGCTGAAGCAACAACGGGATGACCTGCTCAGCCAACTGAACCATCAACGGAAGCAACTTGATAAGGTCGGGCAGGAGTTTCGCAAACCCGACAATCATTTGCTCCAAGAATCCCAGAAACTCCTCATTCTTGCTTAGCTTCTCAATGTTTATCAAGAACCCTTCTAGCAGCGTGTTCTCTTCACTAATGTTGAAAGCCTTACGAATGGCAACGCCAACCTGCTCGAACGCCGGCTGAAGGGCTGAAAATGTAGTCCCGATGTCCCTGAGCAAAGTCGGAAACTTTACCTCAAAAAACTCAGTCAAAGGTGGCACAACATTGGTCAGGAAATACTCGACAAACCCCTGGAACGAAGGCAACAAGGCGATACCAATCGTCTCCTTTATCTGCTCCAACCCCAACCGGAACCGATCCGAATACAACGCCCCCGCCTCAGCCGCCCCACCATACTGTGACTCCACCTCCGTCAAAATCAGAGCCTGCGCGTCAAGCAAACGGTTCGACTGAACCAACGTCTTAATCTGCTCCTGCTGTTGCTCCGTAAACGTAGTGCCACCCTTACGCAACGCAGTAATACCCCGAATCGGGTCTTCCAACGCCTTACCCAAAGCAATCGCCTGACCAGAAGCATCCCGCTTCAACACCATCGCCATATCGAACGCGGCCTTCGTAGCCCGGTCAAAACTCCCACCAGCCTCACCAGCCGAAGCACCCAAAGCCTTGAACGACAACAGTTGCGCCTGAACACTCTTCACAACCTCAGCATCAACACCAAGACGCAACTCCTGAGCATCCGCAAACTTGATAAGCCGACCAGTAACCGCATCCAGTTCCCCACCAAACTGACCCGTAGTTTTCGCCACCTGCTTCAACACAGCATTTGACTGCAAAACCTCTTGACCCATACGGATCGTTTCCGCAGCGAAGTTCCCGATAGCCCTAACAGCGAACGCACCCGCAACAATGGCACCAAACCCAGCCACAGCCTTACCAAACCCGCCGAGAGCTGTCTGAGCCTGCTTGATACCAGTCGGGTCAAACTTAGAAACGACTGGGATATTGATTGAACCGCTCACGAAATCCTCCGGTTAACTAAAGACACATACTTCTCAATAATGTTTCGGGCAATCGCCACAGCCGGCCCAGCCTCACCCTTAGCCTGCGGAATCAGGAAACGACCCAACCCGCTCATCATCGGTGCCGCAGCATTCAACGCTCGAATCATTCCGCGCCCCTGCGGAGTAGACCCAGAACTCTTAGACCCAGCCAACTCTAAAATCTCAAACCCGGCAGCCTTACCCCGTGACCGAAACGCCATCGACACCACAGGAAAGAAACCAGGCTTCTTCGCACGCTTACCCAAAGGCGTCTGAGTGCGCCCAGAAACCCCAGCCCACCGCCACCGGCTACCAGTCGGAGCATTAGCAAACCCAGACAACGGGGAAGCTTTCGGAACCCCACCAGCCAAACGGGTCACAATGGGTTTCAGATCGTCACGCATCTCCTTTTGGAGCGCCTTACGCAAACCCGGGTCAATCTGCCGCAACTCAGCCAAAAGCACCTTCAAATCGGAGGCTTTGACAGTGAACTGAGCGGGCATACCCCTATTCTACCGCCGGCCCCGCTTACCACTCTGGGCCTGAGCACGCGCAATCAGATAACGCTCAATAGTCCACAACATTCGAGGCTCAAGCTTCATCAGCTCCAACGGGCTAATCCCCGTCTCGCAAGCAAGGGCCGCAATCTCCCAGTGAAGGCTCGACTCACCGAGCCCCCTTATTTTTTTGTGGGAGCCTCAGACACCATCGAAACAGACTCAACCCACTTCTCAAAGTCATCCGTGGTGTGCCCGGTACGCTTCAGAGCGTGCCACGCCAAAAAGAACATATGCGTCAAACGCACTTCATCCCCCAGGCGGGCAACACTCAAATCGAAGCGTGCCTCAAACGCAATCAGATCGGCTGCAATAGCTGAACACTCAACCGTGGTTTCGTCAATGTAGGTTACTCGTAGGTTTATTGGATTCATACTTAGACAGTACTCCTAGTGACCGTTCCCGAACTCAATGGCCACGAGGTGCTGAACGTGGCTAGATCCCCGACACTGGAAGCCAACGGGCTGTACTCAGTGACCAAGAACACTCCTGAATAAGACGGGTTGCTCGAAGTAACAGCAGAACCGTTAGGGACAACGGTGACGGTTGCTCCGGTTCCCAGAAGCGGGAAGATGACAGCATCCACGCCACCCGAAGCGGCAAAGTCCTGGTGCCAGTCAAGTGTGACCGAAGCATCCTTCAAGCCCGAAATTCTTTGGACAAAAGTGTCCGAAAATGCCGTAACTTCCTGCTCTGCCGCACTCAGGTCAAATGTGACTGCAGCAATATCGGAACTGAAATTAGTCCCGTTGATTGTGATGTTGTAGTTAGTAGCGACAAACTTTGCCACAGTTTTCTCCTTATAGTGCGAACACGGTCACGGCAAAATCTGCCGAAAGGTAAGTTATATCTCCAATTGTAACGGAGGTGATGTTAGTCATCTCAGAAACCCTCGTGTCGAAAGCGTTACCGTCCAGAGTGCGATCTATCTCAATGGCCGTCTTTAGTGAACCCGACCCGGTACTAATCAAAGCGTCAAGGTTCTTCTGCGCCTGCACTGTCGCAAGCCGCCCGAAAATCACTGTCACCACGAAACTGTATTCACTCAACCCTTTAGCGAACGCACTGTTGTAGGTCACTGAGCCGAGTTGCACAACGGCAGCGGGCATCATCGGGTCATCGGGAATCTCCGCGTAAGTGCGAAGGCCCGTGATTGTGCCCATGTTTGTTGCGAGGCCAGCCCGCATCAGGCTAATGCTCACGCGAAACGAATCTTCCTGTAAGGCTGAATCAGCCGTTCCACGTCAGGGTCAAGCCTGCCAACCCGAACCACACCCATATCCGAGAACCCGAGCACACCCGTAGGGGACTCGTAACGCTTATACGCCCGCAGGGAGGAAAGAATGGTGGCTTGTTTGATAGCGCTAGGGATAGAAGCAAAGCCGAAGCGTGCCACGATCTGAACCGAAGCCTGCCCCGCATTGATGTCCCGAGGCTCATAAATCGGCCACAAATAATCACCGACAGCTCGAACCCTCGTGAAAGGTGTAGCAATGCCACCGGCCAACCCGTTCAACGGCTCCAACTGGTAATCAGTGGTTGCCCAAGTCTGGTCGAACCCGCCCTCACCCGTAGTGTCCGACTTGATAGAAGTCACCGCAATGATGTCATCCGTTTCAAGCAAGTAAATGTTCTCAGGAATGTAGATGCGGGTCACCGCTGTGGCACCCGTGTTGAAAAACACGCGCTCAGTGTAAGCATCAATATCGCGGGAACTCGACTCAATCGCAGTTTCCAACAACGAGTCATCAATGTCATCGGTGATTCTGGCCGCAGCCTTCACCTCGGAAAGTGTTGCGTACCCATTCACAATCGCCAAAATAAACCTCCAACCACCATTCTACCGCCCAGCCTCCCACCCGTTCAGTCTGCGCCGTTCCACACTCCACGAGCCCGCCCCAAAATCGTCACGAGCAACCTTCTCCGAAAAGTGTGCCTGGTTAGAAGTGAACGTGCGTGAGTTTTGATTCAACAGCCGTTCATCAGACCTAATAGTCGAACTGTTGTCATGGATCATGGGCACCTCGAGCCGGCGAATCGCAACCCCAGCACGCTCCGCCCTGCGCTGATAATCGTTGTCCTCAAAATATGCGGGGAAGAAACCCTCATCAAACAAACCCACACGCTTCACAGCCTCATAGCCGAGAGCGAACGCCTGCCAATGGGGAAACATACTAGAGAGGGTTATCTCGTCACTACGGGCCTCTGAGAGCCTCCCAAGGGCACCAGGCTCGAAACGCACATCATTCGAGGCAATAAACCAGCGTTCAGCATACGGAAACGACTTGATTCCCAAATTCCATGATGCTGCGACCCCGAGATTCGCTGGCATCGGCAGGTAGGTGGTGTGCTCCACACAAGCCGGCACATCAATTGCCATATCCTCGAGCACAGAACTGGCCCCGTTGTCAATAATCAGCAAATGCACAACAGGGTAATCAATACTCCCCACCATGCGATCCAGTAGGTCGTAACGGTTCAGCACCGGCACAATCAGGTTCTCAATAATTGGTCTGGCCTCCAAGTTCCCTTATATTTCATGACATACTCATTCTCCAAGATAAGGTTCTCCCGCCCATTATGGAAACGCACCTCGGCAGCGTTCTCATCAGTCAAGTCAGGAAACAACACTGTCGGTTCCCCCGCACACGCCACATAAGCCTCATGCCATGAACGCTCAGCGTGCACAGCCTCCAACTTCGTTGTGATAGTAGGAATGCCAATTTTTTCGATTACAGTGCGCTCATAAACTCCGGCGAAGCAACCGAAGAAACAAGGGTCTGCCGTTAGTGCCACTGAGCCCTCCGTGTTCTCTAACAGTGTGAAAAAGTCTGGAGTTTTCACCACCCAAGAATCCTGCAAAAACAGGAACCGTTCAGCCGTAGTGTTGTCCATCACCCAACGAATCTTCCCAAGCTCGAAACCCCAGTTAGAAACAACAATGTGTTCCCTACCAATAGATCCCGAGGATGCCGCCAACCACTCGGCCCGGTCAGGACTGGTGCCGATAACGATTAGCACTACGCTCCTTCAGGTTCGTGGTGGAAATCCCGGCAAAGTACGGAATATAAATCAACGAAATGTCACGCTCATCAAGCCAATCCTGGTCGAACCCCATCTGCGCGTGATAATCCCTGCGAGCCCAATCCGTACCAATCGCAATAATGTTAGGTCGCACCGACTCAATCGCCGGCCTAGAATCCGCGCCCGCATAGTTAGGGATAACCTTGTCAACCCACACACACGCCTCCAACACTGCCAGACGCTCCGAAAACGAGCACACCGGAGGTTTGCCCTTATAGCCGGCAATAAACTCGTCAGTGTTCAAAGCCACCACAACCTCACCAAGGTCAGCGCACTTACCCAAAAAGTTCACATGGCCAGAATGAAACAAATCAAAAGTTCCACCCGTATAGATTTTCAATCCTGTGCCCAAAAGTTCCCCCAAGTCGCTAAACCCTCCCGCATAACCTTCACCGAAGGATTACCCAAACCAACCCAACCCTCAGCCTGAAACCTGTTCTCATTCCTCACCGGGTCAAGCTTCCGAAGATAAGAGGATTGCGCCCACCAAAAATTGCCGGCAAAAAAGAAACCATGATCTGAATGCTCCGGCTCTGAAGACTTCAACCAGTAAGAACCCACAGCGTCAACCGTTCCCAAAGCCTCCACACACTCCCGCCAACGAGTCACAGTGTCATGAATCATAGACACCCGCCACCGAGATGAAAGCTCGCTCCGCGCCACAGCACCCTTCGTATGAGCGTAAAGAATCGCACCATCATCCGACTCCGCAAACTCCCGCACCTTATTTAGTGTGACCTGCTCCCAACCTGTATCACTCTCGCAAACCACAACACCAGGCAAATTATTCTTCACCTGCTCACGGTTCGACTTACAACCCACAATTCCCAACCGCACACTATCCAAATTGTCGGTCAAGTTAGATGCTTCCAACGCCGCGAAATGGTCACGGGCTGGCAAACGCCAATCCCCATCCGCGTAAAGGTGATAGAAGTGTGTCAACCTCACCCGAAGTAACCCTTCAGGAATGGCATCCAGTAGTCAGCCCACACCTTCTCCTCATCAAAGTCGAGCGCAAACTTTCGTGACACCGCAGAGAACCCACGCTCTTTATCGGCAAGCGCGAGAGCCGACACTACCGAAGCCAACAACGGCACCTGGAAGAAAGCTTTCATCGGCTCATTCCAAAATGGCTGGCCTCCCACCAACCAACCATCTTGAGCCACCAGGTCGGCTGTGGCCGCCCAACCCGAACCGATAACGCGAGTGCCACACGCCTGAGCCTCCACAGTGGGAACGCCAAACCCTTCTCCATAAGACGGGGCCAACAGAACATCCGCAGCGGAATAAAGTGCCGCCAACTCTGCCTGCGAATACCCAATTCGATACTGATCCCTGTTGGCAAAAGTAATCTTCTCTGGTGGAATCCCTGACACCCGTGCAAGCAACGCCAAATCAAACCCGCCGACATTAGGTGATGGGTCAGCGTGAACATACAAGTGAGAATCAGGGTGCGACTGCAAGTGTGCAGAGAACGCCATGAAGTTCACATCGTAAGCCTTCCGATGCAGAATCCCGTTCGCCTTATTCGCGGCCACCATCGCCACCAGGAACGTGTCATCGCTCACACCTAATAGTTCCCGTGTCGGAGTCATCCCCTCCGGCCCCATCATCTTCGGAGTCTTTTGGAACATTTTCGTGTTTACAGCATGAGGAACATAAACCGACTCAATCCCAGCGTTATCCAACTGTCGTTTCCCATGCGGGGCCATCGCCACCGGGCTCACATTCTCCCGGCGCAAAAACGCGGCAACACCAGGGGGCAACGTCACATGGTCTAAAGGCACCCACGAAATGACCGGCACCTCATCCTTCCAAGCGTTGTAAACCCACACATCATAAAGAGTCATGATCGCGTGCTTCAGGTCGGGTGCCGCTTGTCGGTGATGCTCATGCCACACAGTCAAAACATCCTGCGAATAAGGTGCAACACCTTTAGGGTAAACCGGCACACTCCCAAAGTCGGTGCGATGCTCACCAATAGCACCTTCCAGGCCGTAGTTCGACAGCACACCAACATTCATGCTGTGACGTTTCATGTAACGCACCAGGAACTCAGCCTGCACCCCATACCCGGTGGGAGCCCCAGGGTTATTGGAAGCTAAAGAAACAACACCCTTAATCTTTTCGTAGGTCATTCGAACATAATAGCGAAAGCCCCCGCCGTGAAACCTACAACACGACGAGGGCCTTCAGCCTTGTGACTAATGCTTATGCAAGAGCCAGGTACTTGATGTGCTCGGCACCGTTAGCAACACCAGCGCCAAGACGGTACACGAACCTGTAGCCCGTGACATCGTTGGTGAAGTAGGCATCGCTGCTCACGCTGACCTGAAGGCCGCCTGCGTTCGCAATTTTCACAGATCCCCAGTGTCCGAAGAAAACTGCCTTGGCGGTTGTAGCAATATCAGCCACTGCAGGGTTCTCGTAAACAGGCATTCCGAGGATGGTGCTTGGCTGTCCAACTACGGGGTCGTAGATGTAACGTCCATCGCCATCCTTCAAACGGCGGATGAAACCAAGAGTCTTGGTGTTCACCATGTAGCCAGTGCCAGGAAGCATACGAGCGAAACCGTCAACACTGTAAGCCAGTGTAATCAGGTCGTCAGTCGTGAATGCGTTCGTGGTGCCAGCGGTCACACCGGAGCCAGCAACAGCGGTAACAGCTGCGTGGACTACAACGTTCGCACGAGTACCGATAGCAACACCAGCCTGGCGTGCAACCTGCTCCTCAATGTCAAAGCCGGCATCCTGCACAAGCTCGTTCGAGAGCTGAACAATGAAGGCCTGCTTTTTGGGGTCAAGCAACAGCGAGGTGTAGGTCGGGTTGGACTCTGCGATAGCAGAACCCTCAGTGACCTCAGCCGCAGTGCTGTACCCACTCATGACGGGAATACGGAAGTCGTTCCCCGAGTCCCTGACGAAAACCTCAGAGGTTTCGAGGTATGGGCCGACAAGCTTTGCCAGATCATAAACACGGTCAAGGAACGAAACAGGAACGGTGTCAGCCGAAGAAACAAGCGCGCGCTGCTCAGAAGGCAGGAACTCGTGACCACGGATTTCACCACGGGACATCGAACGGAAAATCTCAGCAGAATCGCGGCTAGTTTCCTCAACAGGGGAGAAGCCACGAGCAGCCTGAGCGAACTCAGCGGAACGGGCTTCAGTCATCTCGGCAACCTCGATGGAGCGCTGTGCGCTTTCGATGTCAGCTTCGATGCGGTCAATCTTGGTCAGTTCAGCAGCGTCAAGGCCACGACCCTCAGACTCGGCACCGTCAATAACGTCGCGAATCTGCATGGTGAGGTTAGCTTTCAGCTCCTGCTGACGCTTCAAAAATGAATCAGTCATCAGTAATCTTTCTTTCTAAATGAATATGGAATCGCAACCGTGTTGACACAGACCGCTGACTGTAGCGTTGACGCATACTAGCTATCTCTAATTCTAAACCAGGCCGTGCAACCCGTTCCAAAAGAAAATCCCCTACCAGGGAAAGGGTGGAATACCTGGCAGGGGCAAACCCGATCTAGCGCGTTTCCGCAGCCTTCAAAACACGGGTTTCTTTAGTCGGCTCGCCATCGAGTCCAACAATCCGGCGGGCCAAATCATCAGCCACGCCAACATCCTCAACCACGTCAAAAAGTAGTAACGCAATCTCCTCAACGGTTGCCATCAATAACCCATCAAAACTTGCAGCTTCTTCTTCTTCAAAGCCAACAATTCCAAACTGTTATCCGCCACGGGTGCCTCAGCCTCAGGTGCCAGCTCGTTGATTACAGTCTGCAACAGGTTGCGATCATCAGAGGAAATGTCCTCACCGTTCTCAATCTTCAACAACGCATCAGCGAGAGCATCAGCATCCACGTTGGCACGCTTAGCAATCTTGTCCAAACCGCGAACCGTAGCCGTGCCAGCAGTCTCCGGGTAAGCCGGGAACGCCACCAGGGAAACCTCATGCAAACGCACAGACTTCAGAACACGTTCAGTACCGTCACCACTCCACTCATCCCCACCACGGGCAGGCATAGAGAAACCAAAAGAGAACGCCGTCACATCCCCCCGGCGTACAAGCTCCGAAGCGTCACGCCCATAAGACGTGTTAGGCAGGGTAGCGGAAACGCGAAGCCCACGGTCATCCTCAGTCAAAACCAAAGTGCCCGCACGGGTCGAACCAAGCACGGCACCGCTGTCATGGTTCCACAACATTTTGATGTCGTTGCGGGCCTTCAATGAAGCACGGAAAGCACCCGGCTTAATCGTTTCAGTAAACCCGCCCAAGTTCTCACTGCGAGAGTTAAACAAGGCAGCGTAACCCTCCAAGTGCATACCATCGGCACCCTCACGCACCTCAAACGCTTCAACCTCAACAATACGGGTTTCCAACTTGCTCAACGCTTCGCCCTTCGCTCGGCCTTCATTCTCTGCCTCAATTCTACCAACCACACCATCCGCGTAAGCCAGAGCACGCTCGGCACTACGTTTCGAACCGCCACCACCCCACAACGCCATAGCCACAGCACCAGGCCCAGGATAGTTCTCATCACCAGGAGTGTTAGCCGGAGCATCCATATCAACAAGGTGCCTGGAAATCCACGCACGCAAACGAACCCATTTGTCCGCTGTAATTATGCCCCGGCTCATGGCCTCGGCCTCACGGATTGTGCGGTCAACCACACCGTCACCCGACAAACCTTCACGATGCCATTCAAGGCCACGCCTAGCGGAAGCCCTCATATACGCTGGGGCACTCAAATCAACCTGACGCAACCCGTCAACATCATCGTCACCATCATCTTCAGGCTCACCAGGTAACGGGTCAATCTTCGTCAAAGTCGAAAACTTGTGACCGACAAGAATGTCAGTTTCATCCCAATACACTTCACCCGTATCACTCTCATCGGGCCGATAAATACGAATCAACGCAGCAGGGTCATCAGATGTGGCCTCAATACTGAAAGACGAATCGGGAATCCCCAAAGTGCCCTCAGTCATAATGTGCTCGATACGGCCTCGAGCCATCCCGCCCGAAGAATCCCACTCCACAAAATCGCCCAACACAAGCTCACCAGGTTCAGCCCTCACAGACCGTTCACCCTCAAACGTGGAATCCTCAGCCTGAGCAATAGCCAACCCCTGATCTATCGCATCTTGCTTCGTGGTGTGGCAACCCATCACCTCACCGTCATCCTTCACGGTAGCCCAACCATCACAACCCTCAGCCGTGTCAGAAATGAAATACGGAGCCATTAGTCCTGTTTCCTAATATCCAACACGCTCGCCACAGTCGCAGTGTGATTAGACACCGCAAAAAGACGATCCTCTGGCCCCAAATTCAATGTCAAAGTGTCCTTAGCGTCAACGTGCAACCCATTAGACGTAGTGACAGCCGACCCGCCAAGAAAAAGAATGTGCGCGTTGTCATTGTTGTTGTTGTGAATGTGAACCTCGTGAGGCTGATTATCGTGACCAACAATCTCCACAACAGCAGTCCCCACAGTCACCTGTCTATGCTCTATCGGCATTATTGCACCTCGTAAACAGAGCCAGGGTTCTCAGGGTCAACCTGCGCCACCGGCTGCAACTGTGTAGAAGCCAAACCAGTATGAGCAATCGGGTCAAGCCCAACCGCCGACAAAGACTCCGCAGGATCATAACCAGACAACACAAGAATCTGAGCCATACGAACACGCTTCTCATCAGCCACAAGGTCAGCACCATCAATGTTGATATTCGCTAACGGCACCCGCACATTACTTGCAGCGGCATCATCAATGTCGCTCATGTCCTCCAAGCGGCGCACATCATTGATGGACATGACACCAGCCTGAATCATCGTGGAATAAGCCGAAGTTCTTGCCTGAATGTCAGCGCGAGCCAAACCGTCAAGGTTCCACTTCACAAACGCTGTTTCCCCACCAGGGTAACGAGTCATCAAAGGTGAGAACGCATCCTCAAGTTTCTGAACGATAGGTCGCAAAGTGTGAGTGATGAACTGAATGTTGTTTTGCTCAACCGAAGCGTAAGTCGTAGTCCCAGGAATGTTCAACATATTTGCGGGGATATTGAAAGCGCGGGCCACATCCTCCACAGCGAATCTGCGGGCCTCAATACTCTGCGAGGACTCAGGGTCAATCTGCGTTGTTTTGAACTTCGCACCACCCGACAGAATGCCGGTACGGTGCCCTCTACGCCAACCACGGTGAGCGTTGTCGAAACTGTTCCGCAAGTTCTCGGCCTGCTCTTTCGTCAGGTTCGAATCCACCTCAATAACACCCGACAAGTTCGTGCCATTACCGAAAAACGTGGAAGCAAACTTCTCCAACGCCAACGCGAGCCCAAAGTTTTCTTTCAAAGCCTCCACACGCGAAACACCACGGATCGTGCCAGGCCGCAACACATCAGGAATGAAAATCACTTCCTCCTGCGAAAGCACCTTCCCCTCACCCTCAACAGTGAACGTCAACGTGCCCCGAGGAGTGCGCTTCACCTCAACAGCGCGAGGGTTTAGCACCACGAGGTTCACAACCTCACCAGCACGGTTCGAGAACACGCGAATGAAAGCGTTACCGTCAAGCATCAAAGACACAATGACCGAGTTATAGAACGCCACCCGAGGCAACGCAATGTCCGGCTTCTCAACCCATGAAGGCTTAGGTCGGAACGCACGCCTCTGACCGTCAATACGGATGAAACAATCCAAGGGCAAGGTGCTAATCGTGTCAGCGATAAGCGACACGGCAGAATAAACCGCGTTCACCTGGAACACAGTCTTGGAATCAATCGCAGTGTCGGACAGGTTCCCGAACGCTAGATCGTCACCGGCCTCGAAAATTGTTTGAAACGAAACGGCCCGCTGCTCAAAAAGTCTATTCAGCACTTATTATTTCCCCAACGCGAATCCGGTAATCAACAAAAACAGCCCACCAACAACCAACCCGGCAGGAACACTCAGCAGTAACACGCCCGCCGTGATTCCGGCCATACCTGCGACCTGCAAAATCGTAGCCATCAGACCCCTAACCAAAAAACTCGGGCACAACCGTTTCTTCTATCTTACCGGAGGCCCGGTCAACAGCGAGGATAGCCGCCACCGCAGCATCAATCTTCCGAGGACTGTTCGGGTTTTCTTTCTTGATATGAGGGCCGGCAGGAGTCAACTTGATAGCCGTGTTCCCAATATGGCGGGACAGCAACGCATCACCGTCATGCACCAAACGCTTCTCAGCAACCAAATCGAAGAACCCGGCACACGCCTTTATCATTCGTTGTGGGGACTGCGGGAAAGCCACCACCGGCAACCCGTAACCCTCGAGCACCTCCATCGAGCGTTGCCAACGGAACGGGTCACACGCGATCTCCTTCACATTATGTTTCTGACAGAAATCCAAAACCGTTTGCTCAACCTCACCAATGTCCACCCGCCACTCAGGGCCATCATGCTCCAAATCCTTCTCCCACGCCTTCACCATAAACACCTTGACCGGCTCATCATTCTTGGGAACAACCGCCCCCACAATCACCGAAGCGTCACCGTTATATGAACCGTCAAACCCGAGCACAATCTCATCCTCGGGAGTTAGGTTCACCTCACCAGCACACTCATCCCACGACCCTGCGGGCAACCAGGTTTCCACACTCGACACCCACTGATTACAGCGCTTGATACGGAACTCCGCCTCGGGTGTTCGTTTGATAGCCGAATGAAAATCCGACTCAGCATTCAAATCCCCAAAGCCTGGGTTAGCGGCCCGCCAAGTTTCAGGGTCACGATGATCAGCGCCCTCGGGTGCCTCCCACCACGCCATGAAGAACGTGTCATCCTTCTCCTCACCCGAAGCCAAACGCTTCCCATAGTTGTAAAGATTGAACGCAATGGAATCTTTGCCAGTGCGATCCGAACGCACCCCAGCCGTAGTGATCGCAATGAGGGTCGCAAGTTTCCCTCGAGCACCCATAGCGAGCGAGAACACATCAAACAGTTCCCGGTCAGGTTGCGCGTGCAACTCATCAAAGATGACAGTTGTCGGGGACAAGCCTTCTTTAGTCACAGACTCAGCACTGAGCACCCGATACACAGAGTTGAACGATGGCAACTCAATCGCATCCCGATAAAGTTTCGTCAACGCGGACAGCTCCGGCGAAGCTTCCACTGTGCGCTTAGCATCAGCAAACACAATCCGCGCCTGCTCCTTCTCCGCAGCCACCGAATACACTTCCCCACCACGCGGGCCAAGAATCAAACTGTAAAGACCAAGCGCTGCACCAACCGCAGACTTCCCTGACTTCCTAGGCATTCCGACAAGGCTCACCCGATGACGAAGCCCATCCTCATCCCATGCGAACAAATGTTCGAGCAAAGACTTCTGCCACCCACGCAACACCAACGGGCTCCCAGCCTTACCCGCCACAGAGTCCTTCGTCACCATACCGAAAGCCTCAACGAAATCCACCACCGGCTCCATCACCCGGCCCTTAGCCAACGCCTTTTCAGGAACCGGAGTCAACCAGGCCGGAGGCCAACTATCCACGCGCATCCTCACGATTAGCGCGGCGCTCCATCAGCTCCTCCAACTTCGACTTAGCCTTCACCTCAGCAACACCCAAGCGACTGCGATCCGTTGGCGTAAACCCAAGCAGGCCCAACCCCGACTGAATCATCTTCTCCGTTTCCAACAAGCTCATATTCACAGGCCGATTAGTAGGGTCAGCCAACCACTCGACCTTCAACACTTCACGCCGGTCAAGTAGTTCACACACAACCTGCAACCACGCCACATCGGTGCGCGGCGAAATCCACAACTCACCCTCGGCAAACACGGAATCCCAGAGCGCCTGACCAGCCTCACCAAGCGGGGCCAACGGTTCACGCGAACCCGAATACAACGTGATCGTGTTGTCATGACCAGGCATCGCACGCTTGCCCGGATTACCAAGCATTCGTTTCTGCTCAATCGGTTTCGGAGGGTTAGGCATAACGTCAATCCTACCAACCCCAAAGGGTCTGAAATGCGGGTGTAGAAGAAAGGCTGGGGCGGCGGGTGACGGTGCAAACGTGTTTAGACATTTACCCCACCCCCGGTTGACCCGTACGGGGCCCCTACACTAACGGCTTGTTGCCTCGTTTACGGTTGCATTCACGATGAGCTGGTGCGAGAGGGCTATCCGGGTGACCTGGTATCAGGTGGTCTGCTTCTATGCTGTCCCCGAACTCGAACGGCTTACTACATAGGTGGCAGTGAGTAGCCTGGGATTTTATTTGCTTCCTACGTTTCCTATAGTCAGCGTTATATAACTCGCGTTTCTTAGCCTGTCGTTGCGGGGAGTCCACCCGTATAGGCCGGCACCCCCCACAGTATGAAGCTCCTCTAACAAGTTGCCCGCATTTCAGGCAAGGGCTATTGAAACTCATTGTGACCTGAAGCGTTCACCCAACACTGCATCACCTCAAGGAACTGGGTTATCGTCAAGTCCTCCAGCTTCTCCATGTCCAGCTCGGTGAAAGCTTGCTCTGCCGCATCAAACAGGATAAGCAACTCGTCACCACTCTTCTGATGTTGTGCCGCCTTCAAATCCAAGAACAGGTATAAGGGCAGGCTGAAGAAGTTTTGGGCTACACCTCTGAACTGTGGTGTGATGATCTCTATCGGTGCCCTGTTGTGTGCTCTCTCTGAAGCCATCA